ATTGTAAAGCCGGTGCTACCTCAAACCAGCTATTAATAAGTAGCTCGTTAAGGATGTCGAAAATCTGATTGCCATCCTCAGTTTTAGGCAAAGCATCCGGGAACAGGGCTTTAGTCAATTTAGCCAAGGATCCTACGGCTAAAATATTACCGATTGTTATAAAGCCTACTTCCTCAGGCGAGCGTACCGAAATACCAAAATCGGATACCGTACCGCCAAAAACAGGCACGTACGTACCCGAGCTATTCTTTAGCTCTAGGGTAAGGCTATCGGTAACGTCAATATCAAAGGCCGAGTTATTTATATTTACGATCTCCATACGAGCGTAGCCTGCGTTGCATTGTAGGTCTACGTCATCGCGACCAGTTGCCATATTTACGCTTAGCACGTTTGTATACTCAGTCGTGCCTACGATTATTTTCCACTCTGGGAGCCAAGTACTCACGCTATCGTATAGTCTCCGGAGCCTCTATTAACTGAGGTTCCCCTATAAGTTGATTGATTAAGTACGTCCTCAACAGCTCGAGCGATAGCCTCAGGATCGCCTAAGCCTGCCTCGATCTTAATATTATATGTAGCAGGGTATCCGCCGCCGTAATTCATAGTAGGGCTATATCCGCCTAGGTCGCCTTTCTGATCTTCGGTCAAAGTAGGGAACAGGTCAAAAATAGTTACATCTTTTTTGAGTTTACTCGTAGCCTCGGCCATTTTCTCGACTGTATCTATAACCGTACTCTTAGGGATAAGTGACCCCACGCCGCTCGAGGTAAGCCCTCCGGTGTTACCGCCTGTACCTATCTTGCCTAACAAAGCTATGTAATCTTGCAGCGCCTTTAGACGTGCCTCATCGGCCGCCTTTTGTGCCTTGGCTACCCGGTCGATCATCGATAACTCGGCAGACTCACGTAATAAAGTTGCAGTATTAGCAGCGCTCGTAGTCTTACTTAAAGAGGCAAGGCGCGCTATCTCGGTTAGTTGGATCTGTACGCGCTCGCTGTAACTCTCTTTAGCTGCTAACTGGCCAGCGGCAGTAATGGCGGCGTTATATTTCTTAAACGCTTCCTCTCGGGCTATCTCTTTATCAGCCTCAGCCATTTTAGATTTATTAATAGCTGTAAGTTCATTAAGTAACTGAGTGTTAATCGCTAAAAGCGAGGCATCGCTAATTTCTTTAATGCCTGCTAGTTTGGCTAAATCTGCGTTCTTTTGTAACGCTGCTAATTCGCCTATTTTTTTGAGCGCTAATTCGCCGTTATCCTCCTCGATGGCGATAAGAGCCTCGAGGCGCAGGCGTGTCTCTTTGTCATAGGTAGCCTTAAGAGCCGCAGCTAGTGAAACGCGGGTAGTATCAAAAACAGCCGCAGCCTTAGATAAAGATAACTTATTCTTTTCTGCTATCGCCGATTTTTTTTGTAGCGCTAATAACTCTTTAGCTCGCTTAGCGGCATCGGCTTCGGCCTTTGCTCGTGCCTTAGCATCGGCTTTTTGTGTATCTTGATTGCCAGCCGATAGCGAGCGATTACCAAACCCTCCGGCGATCTGTCCACTTTGTAAAGCGAAATACTGTTGCAGGTATTCGCCTGCCTTAAGGCCGATAGTTACATCGATGAGGCCAGCTACAGCGCTACTGAGTTTATCGATCTTACTAATTGTGTCGTCTATTGTCTCGCCGCCGGATAGAGCAGTAAGCGCACCGACTAAAGATTTACCGATCTTTTCGCTAGCGTTCTCGGAGGCTATGGCGAGTTTATTCATAGATCCGACATAGCTATCGGCGGCTACCTTGGCTTGGCCTGCGAATAATACTTGTAGGCGCTTTTGTACTTCCTCAAAGTTAGTAGAGGCTAACTCGGCTTGAGTAAGGCCTAGGTTAAGAGAGCGTAAGCCCTTAAAATTGCCTACGTATGCTTGGCTTAATATTTCGCTAGTTTTGGCTAAATCGGTTCCCGTGCCTGCCGATACATCCATAGCAAGGTTGAGCAATTCTTGGCTCTTAGTTACTGAGCCTGTTACCTGTAGCAGCTTAAGCATCGACGGCTGTAGCAAGTTTCTATTTACGCCCGTGGCCGCTTCGATCTTATCGATGTATCGATCGATTTCCGGAGTAGCAAAAGCCAAGCCGAGGTTACGTACAGCTGTAGTTAATTGTGCTACTTCTAGTTGCTGATCTGCAAAAGCCTTAACTGCATTTTTACCATACTGCGCTAGAGCGGCAGCTGAAAAGGTAAGCCCAAAAGCTTTAGCTAAATTCTTTACGTTTTTCTCAAAGCCACTTATCTGTTTTTGGCCTTTTGCTAAAGCCTTACCGTCAAAGGTAGTAACGGCATTGACGAATAAATCGGGTAACTTGGCCATTATGCCGCCTTCGCGTAACGGCCTTGATTAAAGCCAGCGATAGTTTTTTCAATAGCTCTTACTACGGCAGCTTGAGCCTTGCCTTGATCTTCTGACCAAGCTCTAAAAATCATACGTCCACGGCTTGCACCATCGCCATACAAAGGCCCCATACGGCTAATAAAGTTAGCGCCTGCGCCTGGGTTATTGGATCGGCTTTTAGGATCTCCGCCCGGGTTTTTACGTCCTGCAGTCTCGTAAATAGCGCCGCTTGCTGAGGCGTTAGCCACGATATACATCGACGACCAGCCGTTACGGTTGCGCTTGCTAGGCGAGGCTGAGTAGTACACGCCTTTACTAGCTAGAGCTGCATCATATAGTGGAAACATACGTACGCGGCCTTCGGTGTTAAGGGTTCTAAAGGCCGAGTTACGAGCTGTAATCTTTCGGCCCTTAGTCCCCTCATTCCAGTTATACAGGTTGCCCGGTACTGGAGACGGCGCATAGCCCCGAGCCTTGTCCCGGATGGGGATCATCACGCCTTTAATCTCTTTGTTCATCTCTTTTAATAATTCAGGATCTATTTTACGCATAGCCTTTAGAGTCTCTTTAACGCCGTCTAGTGTTACGGACATTTTTAACCTCCTCGGCTTGCTCGTTTAATACCTTTACTAACATCTTAAACATTTCTGTATCGAGATCGAGTATCGCCTGAGGCGCGACCTGTAACCGTATAGATAGCTGTGCTACTAAGTAGGTTAAAGAGCCGCGCCCTAGGCTAAAGGTTCGTCGTCTAGTACCTCAACCCTAGCCAAGGTATCTAAAAACTCTGCCCCAAACATCGGTACGGTTACTCCGGATGCCTTGAGGCACTCCCAAGCTAACCAATACACGTCGCTTTGCTTCTCGTCATCTCTAAAGGCTTTGTGAAAACCTTTTTTTGCGTAGATCTCAAAGGCGTACTCAATTCTCGGCGTGATTTGATGCTCTGTTACCTCGCCTGTAGCCCTTGTTATTTTGAGTCGTGCCATTTGTTGCCCCTTTGTTAGTTTGTTATGGTGCTGTAGTAATTACGATTGGTGAGTTACAAGTAAATGTAATGCTCTGTGTGCCGATATCTCCAACAGCTCCGTTAATATCTGTAGTGTTATTTACTAGGATAGTCGTGCTGTATAAAGGGTTAGTAGCTGATACGACTGCGCTAGTCTGCTTTAGCGTGATTGGTACAGTCGTACCCCAAGCCGCTTGCAAAGTAGCGTTTACGTTAGCTGCTGCTGTATCCGATAGGAAGTCTAGAGAAATCGTAGAAGTCTCCAAACCTTTTGTAAATTTTCTGCTGGAGTCCCCCATAGCTGTGATTTCCAGTTCCTCAAAAACGCGGTTAATTGTCGCGCTCGTTACGTGATCACTCAGAGCTATAGAGTTCAGAGTTACGACCACGCCATTAGATAGAAATACGGCCATCGCCTATTCCTCGCTTTTCTCTGTAGTAGGTGTATTAGTTTTTGCTTCTTTTTTTGGTGCTTCTTTGATCTGCCCTATCTTAATTAGAAAGGCAATATCTTCATCGGTTAGGGTCATTTGTCAGCTCCAGCTCGTGAGTATGGATAGGTCAATAGATGCCGTTAGCAAAGTGCCGCTCTGTACGTCTAAAGTACTCGGCGCGCTAACAGCTCCAATATTCATTACGATCGATGAGGCTGCAAGTTTGTTAAACACAGCTACGACCATATTTTCGATGCCCTGTAAATTTCCTTGATTATCCAGTAGCGGCACACTCATCTGGATCCGAAAATTAGCCATAGGCGAAATCGAGTTATACGTGTTATTGCTCGGAGTGATGTAAGGATCTCCCGGAGCGACGATAACGCTATTAGCCGTAATCGTTGGAGGTGGAAAACTATAAGTATTCCAAACGTTCGCATTAGCTAAAGCCGCAGCAAGCGAGGCGCGTAAGGTCGTAATAGGTACAGGCATTTAGCCCACCATAGAATTCGGATTTTGATATCCAGCGATGAGCCCTCTAATTTTGCCAATCATCGCGTTCCCGAGCCTATAAGGCGACGGGCTAAAGCCGTCGATCGATACGCCGCCTGTTTGACTGACCTGCCGGGCCTGAAAAATATCTACGGCCAAAATCATCGCGGCTTCACGTACGGCCGGAGTAGTCGCGTAGCTGTTTGTCTTTGTGTCTGCGCCTACGGCTTGGCCATAAGGTAATACGCGCTGAAAATTGACGTTAGCGGCGGTCTTAGCAAACTGGATAAAGCTATAACCGTTAGGCCAATTAAAGTAAGTGTTATTCCACACGATAGACGGTAGCTGCGAGGATGTACCAGCTGACCAAGGGATCGTACCCGTGATCGTGTAAGTACCGTTAAAGGTTGAGCCGCATCCACTCAAGGTTACAGACTGACCCGTAGTAAAGATCATAGGGTTAGCGACCATCGCGGTAATTACATTATTTTGTAGTGTTACTCCGACTACTGGAGCTGAGGCAAACCATAAAAACTGATTAAGTAAATCTTGAGCAGTTTGGCAAACTTCCTCGACGATGGCAGAGCTGTATAAGTTTTCGATACCAAGGTTAGCGCGTAACTCCGCCTCGGTGACGTATGTAGCTGGCACTTATTTACTCCCATCTTAAAAGAGGCCGGTAGGGCTCAAAGGGCTAAGAGCCCTACCGACTATTAGGTATTTTGCTTATGCCTTTAGGTAACGAACGATACCGTTAGGCATTTTTGCGATAGTTGCCATAAAGCCGTAAATCGCTACCTGTACTTGTAGGTTCGATACTACGTTTACTGACATATAAGCCTGTGGGCTACGGTAAACAGTAAATGCCTCAGGGGCCAAAATTAACGCCGATGAGTCGTCTACTGTGGTTTCTGTGAAGTTCTTGTCTACGTATAGATCAAGGCCTAGTACGTTACCGCGGATAGACTGAGGCCCTACCTGTCCGGCTGCGTTCATAGGTTGGATAGCGTTATAAATTGGTCGCTTTGTGGTATCTGTTGCGCCCATTAGTAGCTGCCATTGTGCGGCATTTCCTACGTAGTTCTGCGCGAAGTAACCTGTGTTTTTGTAGATTGCTGCTGCAGCTTGTGAAGTAAAGGCAATAACTCCATCGCTATCAGCTGTTGTAGGTGTTGAGCCTGTACTAGCTGTGAGTAGAGCATTTACTACGGCTGTATCAATAGTAGTTAAATACGCATTTTGTAGCTGTTGTGTTAGCTCTGCATAGAAGTTTGGATCTGAACGCTCTAGAAGTTCGATCGAGATCGTACCCATACCTGAGTACTTCTGAACAGTTCCAGTAAGATACGCGCTCTGCATATCTGTATTCGATACTGCGCCGTTTTCTGCCTCTACTGTAACAGTAGGTGCTACGCCTGTACCGCCGCCTGCAGCTGTAACAAGTGATGGGACGTTAATTGTCATACCCTGCGCTGGCAAAACTCCCTGTGAACAAGCATCGATCGCAGGTGTACCAAAACGAGTATTAGTTACAAACTCTTGTAGGTACTGTGTTGGATTAAATGCAGGGTTTCCAGCAAAATCATCTGCGGCAGTTACGTAGAGCTTTGACTCATCGCTACCTAGTGCAGCTTTGATCTTGTGCTCTGTGTATGTTGCCATAGATACGATTGGTGTACGTAGTCTCTGAGAGTCAAGGACTGACGGACGAATAATCTTACGAGCAGCTTCGACTTTTTCAGCCTCGGCCGGTGCATCTACCGGGGTTTCCTCCGGTGTATTTTCTGGGGCTGTAGTCACAGCTTCCTCGCTTT